ACTCGAAAATCTATGGTAACGCTTGTTACCACTAACTAATAACAATAAAATGTTCATTAACATACAATAACGAACAATACCAAAGACTACACCCTACCCCATAATAGAAAAGCAAAAAGTGACTGGTTACTCTATTTTTTATATCGAACCAATTTTTAAATTTAGAAACTTGTATATACAGAATAAATATGATATAATAGAAAAGCAAACAAGAAATTAAGGTTCAAATCCTATCCCTGCTATAAAAGCCTTGTTGCGAGGTTTAAGTATATGCAACCAATGGGAATTTTATAGTTCGGTCGTCTAACGGTAAGGCACTTGTTTGTATGAATGTTTTTTTGTGCCGATTGGCTTGAAGTTGTAAAGAGAGATAGAAAATATCTCTTTTTATGTTAACAATTGTATATACAAAATATAAAATATGTGTTATAATGAATAAAAAGGAGAGATAGAATGAAAGCAGGAGATTATGTAAGAACCAAAAATGGTTATATAGGCAAAATATATAACATAAATGAATTTAGAGAACCTAGTATGATGTATGCAATAGATATACCTAAAACAGATGATTTTGTATTTATGGGTGAAAAAGATTTTAAAAGTAGTCCAAACATAATAGATTTAATAGAAGTAGGAGATTATGTTAATGGATATTATGTTGAAGATGTATTAAATACATTTGTAAATGTCGCAACTGGAAGTAATTATTTTCAAAATCCAACAATATATGAAGAAGATATTAAATCAATAGTAACAAAAGAACAATTTGAAAGTGTGAAATATGAAATTTACAAGTAATATAAGACCAGATAGATGGTTAATGATAGATGGAAAAGAGTTACAAACCATAGAATTAAATGATGGTGAAGAAGAAATATATGGCTTAGCAACAAAAGAACCAGTAATATTAGATAGTAGAATAGAAAAATATGGAATAAAGGTAGATATAACATTGTGGGAATGGGATAGTAAAGAAATAAGGCGTAAATTTATAGAAAATGCAATTGATAAAGATGGAATAGAGATAGATGGTAATAGGTACTATTTAAGATTACTTGATGCTAAACCAAGCCAAAACGGTTATAGTTGGACATATAGCTTTTTAAGTTATGATTTGTTTAATTAGAGAGAAAATTCTCTCTTTTTTTATTGAAAGAAATGTGATAAGTTTAGTGACAATAAGGAAGGTGTCACAAATGAGAGAAATAACTAAATTAATGGTTAAAAAATATGCTTTAATGAAGCTAAAATATGATTTTATGGGCTATGACTTTAAAAAACCAGAGCAATTATCATTTCATCACTTGGTTGTAGCCCATAGATTTTGTAAGAAACAAGGCTTAGGAGATGGGTTTTATGAATGGAATGGAGCTATATTAGTTCAAAAAACATCACATGATTACCTTCATTCAATCGAACAATACGATTATGATATGTTCTCAGATATTACAAGCCACATGATTGATGAAAATGCAAAAGGATATCTAGATATAGAAGATATAATGGCAATTGATGATATTCTAACTTGCTTCGAAAGAGAATATTGTGGTATAAGGACTAAAAAAGGTTATCCATTGATTAAAGAAGAGTATACAAGAAGATTGTTAAAAAAATAATGTTCTTTTTTATTGACTTAAATATACAAATATGGTATAGTTATGTTAAGAAAGGTAGAAGAAATGGGAAAAAAGGGAGCAAAACCAGTATATGTATATGATGTAGATGGAAATCTGGTTAAAGAATTTAAAACGACTAAGGAATGTGCAGAATATTTTGATAAAGAAAGGGATTATATAAATCATAATCTTAAATATTATAAAAAAATTAGACAAAATGATGTATGGTTTATATTAAAAAGGGTGAAAAATGAACAATAAGGATAGATTGAAAGAATATGTTGATAATGATTTATCATATCAAGATTATAAAAAAGGTAGTGTGGATTTAAATGATTTTGATATGTTTTGCGTAGAACATTGTAAAGATATTGAAGAATTACTTAATGAAAATGAAAAATTATTCAAAATTAATCAAGAACATCAAAAAATTAATGGTAATTTAAGAAAAAGATTACAATTACAAGAGGAAATTTATAGGATAAAAAAAGATATTGACCTAGAAAAAAGTATCAGCGTAGATTGTGGTAACTTATCATTTTTATATTATCAACTACATGAACTTGAAAAAGAATTAAATGAAGATGCTTAATTCTTTTTTTTGTTTCAAAAATGTTAATTTTATGGTTGATTTGTATATACATTTGTGTTATAATTCAATTGTGATAAGAAAGATAGGTGATTAAATGAATGGACAAGGAAAAAATTAAAAATATTATTATATTTGTTGGGGTTTTATTATGCATAACATTTTTTATTTATTGTTTAAATATTATTTTTAAAGCAAATCTTACTAGATATGTCTATCTTAAAAATGATAAAATGGGTATTAGTAAAGAATGTTATAAAGATAATAATGTAAATTATTGTAAAATTGATAATTATTTTATTTATGTAGAAAGGTTTAATATAATAGAAAATGAAAAATAGTCAAGATAAACAAGGGGTTTTGGTTATATTGATATTATTGTTAATAATTACTTTATTAGTAATCTATTTATTATCGAAAACTAATTATACTTATGGTATTGGTGAAGAAATAAATAGAAGTTATAAATGTTATGAAAAAAATGAAACTTTATATTGTAAAAAAGATGGGCAATCTATTATTGTGGATTGGTATAGGGAAGGAAAATAATAATGAATTTAGATAATTTAGAAAATAGTTATACACAATGTGATTTTATATTAAAAACAATGTATGAAAATAAAGATAATAAGAAAGTTTGGTATGCTAAAGACTTTCAACATGAACCATACTTTGTTGGCTATGAAGCAAGTGCTAGAATGAGTGATTTAGTTAGAATGTATCCTCAAATATTTATTGTTGGTAAAGATGGTAGATTTAGAACTTTGGAATTAAACTTAGAAGAAGAAGAATTTATTAAGAAATTGTTAGAAAGTGAAGTGAATTAACTATGAAAGACAAAACAATATTAGGTGCTTGGTGTAGTGAACCAAATTGTATATTTATAGATAATAAACATATTCAAACAAAAGTTATGGTTCATATATGGTATTCGTATGATGGCGATAGTAAAACAGATGTAATGAATAAAGAAATTTCGTTTGTGAAAGAAATTGATTTTGATGAATTTAACAATATAGTAGAAATAATAGAAGAAGAAAAGAAAATACCTGTAAAAATAAAAATAGATAATGAAGATAGAATACAAGCATTAAGTACAGGCAATTTTGTATATAAAGTAAATCAGCCAACAAAGAATATTATTTATAAAATCAATGAAATAATAGATTATCTTAAAAGCAAAGGAGATTAAATAGATATGTTAAAGATAAAAAATTATATATTTCCAATAGAGCAAATTGTATATATTAATTATTCAGATTATAGCAATATTATTTATGTTTCATTAAAAGATAATAAAAATGTTATTCAAATAGCAAAATGTACACAAGAGGATTTTGATAGTATATTAGAAAGAGTAGGTGATGAGTAATATGTTAAAGATAAAAAGATTTTTTATGAATGAATTAGTAATAACAATTTTAAGCGTTATTGTTATGTTTACTATTATGTTTGGAATTATATTTTTAATGAAAAACGCAGACCAAAAAAGGTGTGAACAAAATGGTGGTAAATATATTTGGGAGTGGTCTTATGGAAGTAAATGCCATTTAGAAAAGGTAGATAATAATGAATAAAGAAATGTGTGATGAAGAATTTAATAAATATTTTGAAGAAGAAACGAATAAGCAAATATTTAAAATAAAAATGGATGAACCTATGAAACTTATTATGAATTATGATTATTATTTTCTTCTTTTAAAAAAAATGGAAAGATTAGAAAGTAAAATTAAAACGTTAGAAAAATATAAAGATGATTATAAAAGAAATATTGAAGGAGAGTAATGATAATAAATGAATGAATTAACAATATATAGTAGAATGAAAGAGATAATGAATTTACCAATAATACAAGAATATACAGAATTAGTTAGACTATATGAAAATAAATTTGACACTTGTTTACTTATAAATATTGGAGGTAATAATGAATAATAAAGAAATAAAAGAAATATTACAGTTAATAGGTAGTTGCTGTTATTATGGTAAAATAAGTGAAGTTGAATGTGAAAAATATTGTGATTACATAACTAATTTACAAGAAAAAAATGAAAAATTAGATTACAACTTGACAGAATATACGCAAAATTATCTAGAATTACAACAAAGAATAGATAAAGCATTAGATAAAATATCAAAATTAAAACCATTTATACCTAATGAAATACCTACTTGGTTAGATGAATTAGAAAACATATTGGAGGGGAAAGATGAATGAAATAACAACAAAATCATTAATTGAGATAGTTAATGAAATGGGAGAAATAGAAGAAAAGCTAAATGAATATATAGAAATGTATAATATATTAACTGAAGAAATATGCAGAAGGTTTCCACCATTAAAAGAAAGCTTTAAACCAAAAGTATTATTAGAAGTTCAAGACCAAAACAGTAGAACAATGTAAATTTGTTATATACAAAGCAAATAAATAATATATTGACAAAAGAGATATACAATGATACAATTTAATTGACTTAATGATGAGTAGAGTAAAACACCTGTCTTTCAATCTTTAGTTTTCCGTCATTATTAAGTTGATATAACCCCCTTTTATTACTTTTTGTAGTAAAGTGCTACTTTTATAAGTAGCATAGAGTAAATAAGTTTTGTTTATGATATGGCATTTATTTATTCTATGGTGCTTATTAAAGCACTATTGAACACCGCTTTATTTGTACTAACATTATTGTTAGTACGGAGAGATATAACTAATTATTACTAATATCTACCTCCGAATAGATAAGAAATCATTTAATATATCTTTCCGTAGTGGCAATAATGAAATAATTTTTTACTGATAGCATAGAGAAAGCAATTTTTGATAATACTCATTACTTCCATTTACTTACTATTACTATTGCTTTCTCTATGGTGTCAACAAAATATATATTTTGTTAGACACTACAACTCATTGGTTCACCTCATATTTAATCAATGATAAGGCATATTAAATGCCTTTTTGTTTTATATAAAATGTAAATTATTATACAATATGTTTGACAAATTAAAACAATAGTGTTACCATATTGCTACGAGGAGGGATAATAATGAATGATAAAGATTTTATAAAAGAGTTTAAAAAAATATCTATTAAAGCAATATGCAAGGAACAAGATGTTAATTATTATAATATTATGTGTGGTAGAGCAGGTTATAATGCCACAAAAAAAGTTGCTCAAGCACTTGCCAATAGTTTATGTGATTTACTAGATAAAAAAGAAGATTTTATGTCCATTAACTTTGCTGGAACAGAATATACTAAAATTAATTAGAAATAATTTTGACAAATTGTATACTTTATGTTAAGTTCCAAGACATGAAGGAGATAAAATTATGACACAAAATGAAAATTATTGCATTATAAATGCTAATGTTGATTTTTTAAAGCAAAAAATGATTTTATCAGGTGTTTCTGTTATAACTAATGATTATAATTCTACTAAAATTGTATTTAATTTTACTAATGAATTAAATGGAACTAAAATTGCTAAAATTAGAAAAGAAGATAGTGAAACTACTGAAGCATTATTTGCTGGAGAAATTATTAACAATGAAGTTATATTAGTTGCTAAAAAAGATGTAACCACAATACATAATGAAGTTACATACACTAAATATATTGATAGTCAAGAAAACATTTATTGGTATAATCCATTAAATGAAAAAGTATACAATGAAGAGTTTGTTGAACAACCAAGTATTTCTATTGAAAATTTAACTAAAGTTCAAGAAAATGCTTCTATTTTTAATGAAGAAGGTAATTATATATTAGAAGTTACTTTATATGGTGAAGATAGTAAATTAACATCATTATATGATACATTTTCAGTAGAGCCAGAACAAATTACAATTGGTGATGAAAAAGCGATTGTTTATTTACCAATATTTGATACAATGCTAAATGAATTAAATGTAGCATTAGATGAAACAAACAACCTAAATATTGATGCACAAAAAACAGATAACAAATCTATAATAACTATAACAAAAAAAGATGGAACATTAAATAGTGTTGAAATATTAGATGGAGAAAAAGGTGATACTGGTAATGGGATATCAAATATAAATAAAACATCAACAAGTGGTTTGATAGATACTTATACCATTTCATATACTGACGCTCCATCAACTACATTTAATGTAACGAATGGTGCTGATGGTGATGATTATGTAATTACTCAACAAGATTACAATGCAATTGCAGGAGTAGTGGAAACTGATATACAACCTACAATACAAAACATACAAAATACCGCAAATAATGCTAATAGCACAGCAAATATAGCAAGTGGTGTCGCAAGCAATGCAAATACAACTGCAAATACTGCCAAAAGTATAGCAGAAGGTGCTAATCAAGCGTTAAGTTATAGCAATTATTCTAATATGATAACTGCATTTAATGCTTTATCAAGCACAACATACAGGGTTGGGCAAAACATTTATATTAATACATTAGAAGTGCCTGATTTGTGGATAGGTTCTGTTGAAAGTTCAAGTTCTACTTATACATATACAACTGATGAAGCATTTATTACTGCATTAGAAACAAATGGATATGTTCAAGTTGGATATTATAAATTAAGTGCATTAGAGACGCAAAAAGTAGATTTGACTAATTATGCAACAAAAGATATGTTTGTTACATTAACACAAACTCAATATGATAATTTACAAACAATAAACCCAGATGTATATTATTACATTATAGAAGAATAGGTGGTTTTCTATGATAAAAAAATACAATAAAGAGGTTGGGTTTATATATAAAAATGAAAACAATATAGATAAGATTTATAAAAATAATCAATTGGTATTTGAACAAGGCTTTATAAGAGAAGATAGTGGAGTACCACCTCTCACTACTTCTCACTTAACTACTGGTAAGAATTTAAAAGGGTATAAAATATATGGTAATTCAAGACAAAATAACTTACCTGATGGATATCAAGAAGTTGAATGGATAAAAGCAGTAGGAATTATTAATTTAGGAATTAAAACTAATAATAATATGCAATTTGAAGCAAAATATTTAAGAACAAACACAAATACACAGTATGTATATTATTCTGACACAGGTTCTAGTTCTAGTACAAACACAACAGCTTATGCTTCTGGTAATGGAGTTTGGAGATTTGGAAGCAAAGCAACTGCAATACCACAAAGTGTTAATACAATTTATGAAACTATTCAAAATAAAAATGGTGTATGGGTTAATGGAGAAAAAATAGGAAGTTATACAAGTGTACCTACTTTTACATCTAGTAATAATTTAAGGACTTTTGGTACTATTAGTGGTGGCAGCACACCATCAGTTCAATTATATTATCTTAAAACAAAAGATTATGGTGCAAATACATATAGTCATATCTGGATACCTTGTAAAAGGACTTTAGATAATTTATATGGTTTATATGATATAGTTGGCAATGAATTTTATACAAATAGTGAAGCAACAATTACTGCTGGTGATGATGTAGAACCTTCGCCAAATTATCCTATACCAATAGAGAGTGTGGGGGATTTAGTTACTGATAGTACTGATACTAATTATGGTAAATATAAAATAACAGTAAGTGATGGAACAAATTCAACTACTACTAATATATATTTAGATGAACCACTTCGTAAAATAGGAAATTATGCTGATTATATTGATTTTGAAAATCAAAAGGCTATAAGAAAAATTGGTAAATTTATACTTAAAGGAAATGAAGTTTGGGATTATATGTTAGACAATACTCACCCAGAATTTTATTCATATATCGGTGGCTCATATAATCTTGGCTCAATTATTTGTTATTGTACACATTTTATTGGAAAAACAAGAAATCAATTATATGCAGGGCAGAGTGGAATAGCTTGTGCAGGAAATTATGTCAGGGTTACACAAGATGTAACAGATGTTTTTAATAATGATGTTACTACATTCAAAAACTGGTTAAGCACACAATATAATAATAGTACACCTGTAGAAATAGAATATATAAGAGCAACAGAATTAGAAGAAAGTATAACATTACCAACAATACCATCAATAAAAGGTACAACAATATATTCTGTAGGAACAAAAGTACAACCAAGTAATATGTATATTAAATATAAAGGAAGATAAGAGGCAATTATGACAAATATAATAATTAATACAGTAGTTACATTTATAATAAGTGGTATTTTGGGATATTGTGTAAATGCTATTAAAAATTATAAAAATAAATTAAAAGAAAAAAAAGAAGAAGAAAAACAATTTTTAAAAGAAATATTAGAAGAATTTAACAAACTAAAAGAAACTCAATTAATGGATATGAGAAACGATTTATCAAATAAATTTTTTATATATGACGCTATGGAAGTAGTAGAAGATTATTTAGTAATGTCTTTTAGAGAAAAATGTGAGAAATATTTTGAAATGGATGGAGATACATGGATACATCCAATGTATGACAAATCTTTTCAATGGAAAATGAAATTTACAGGATATTTAAAATAATAAAAATAAATAAAAAAAAGGGGGAGTAAATTTGAAAAAAATGGAATACACTTACAATTATGAACCAGAAATGTATAATTATATTTTATCTTCAAACATATTAAATAAAAAGAAATGTGAAGATAAAATATTTAAAGCATTAGTAAGTGGATATAGTTGTAAAGAAATTAGTCAAAAAGTTCATTATAGTTCTAGCACTATTAAAAATAGACGAAGAACTATATATAATAAAACCAAGAAGTATATGATTTAAATATACTTCTTTTTTTATGTATAAATGTTAGACAAATGTTAGATATAAATTGGTACAAAAGTTAGACAATTTTGCCGTTTCTTTGCATTTACAATCCCTTTATTTATGCTAATATATCGCAAAAGAGGGAAAAAGTATGGTTGAAAAGTTAAAAATAAAGGAAATTTACAACGATTTTATTAAAAATGTGTCATTAACTGAAGAACAAATAAAAATACTAAATATGTTTATTAAAAAAGAGAGCATAGTTAAAATAAGTATGGAAATAGGTGTTAGTGAAAGAACTATTGGTTATGAAATAAGGAAATTAAAAGATTTATATAACGATTATTGTAAATTGCAATTATCAAAAGCGATGTTACTTATGTAGCGTTGCTTTTTTATTGCATTATTAACAATTAATTTTATGTCAAAATATAATTGTAGAAAGGAGATATAACAAGTAAAAACTTTAAAACAGAGATGAAAGTTATGTTTCCTTTTTATATTTAGAAAGAAGTATAGATATGTATAATGCACCTTATATAAATGCTTATAATCCACAAATTGTAAAAGACAGAATTGATAGTCAAATAGCACAATTGCAACAAATGAAAGAGCAGTTAAATCAACCAATGCAACAGCCAACTAATTTAACACAAAATTTTCAACTAGCACCTAATACAAATTATACGATGAAATTTGCAAATACTATTGATGATGTTATAAAAGAAAACGTTTATGTTGATACGCCATTTTTTAGTAAAGATATGACAATTATGTGGATAAAAAACGCTAAAGGGGATATTAAAACTTATGAATTAAATGAAATAGTGCCAAAAGATGAAAAAGATATGCAAATAGAATTACTACAAAATCAAATAAATGAATTGAAAGGAATGATAAATAATGTTTCAAATGATACAAATGTTAATGCAAAACAAGATACAGCAAATACCACAATCAATGATGAGCCAATTAGAGAAGAATTTAAAAATGAGAAATCCACAAGCATTTCAAAAGTATCAAGAGGCAAGAAAGAATAATAATCCACAAGATTTATTAAATGAAACAATAAATGGTTTTAATCCTCAACAACGTCAACAATGGGAACAAATGATGTCAATGTTTAATCAACAACAAAAATAAGGCTAAAAGCCTTATAGGAGGATATTAATACTAGATATAATATCTTCCTATAAAGTTTCTAGTGCTTTAAATAAATAGAAAGGAGATAAATATGAACACAAATGGTATTCAGCCGACTGTTGAATTAGCTACTACAAATGGTAATGGCTTTGCTTATCCGTATCCTGTAATGCCTATGATGGGTGGTTATGGAAATAGTGGATTTGGTTATGGTGATGGTTCATGGATTTGGCTTATTTTATTATTTGCTTTATTTGGTTGGGGAAATAATGGTAATGGAAATGGTTTCTTTGGCAATAATAGTTTTGATAATGGTTATGCTTGGTTAAGCAATGGTCAAAAAGAAATCATGCAAAATACCAATAATGGTTTTGACACATTACATTTAAGTAACCAAATTGAAGGTGCTAGAGATGGCATTTATGGTTTATCTAATCAATTATGTAATTCAACTGCCAATATTACATCAGCAATAAGTAATGGTTTTTATACTTCTGAAATTGCAGCCAATAATCGTGCAGTAAATCAAATGCAAGATACTTTTGCTTTAAGTAGACAATTTGCTGACTGTTGTTGTGAAAACAGATTAGGTATCGCTAATTTAAATTCAACAATATTAAGTGAAAATTGTGCAGATAGAGCAGCACTTGCAGATGGTTTAAAAGATGTATTAATTAATCAAACTGCAAATACTCAACGTATATTAGACCAATTATGTAGCGACAAAATTGACGCTAAAAATGAAAAAATTGCTGACTTACAAAGAGAAGTATTAATGAAAGATTTAATGGCATCTCAAGTAGCACAAACTGCAGCTTTAAGAGAAAATAATGCAGTAGTAGCAAATCAGCTCGTATCTGAGCTTCGCAGTTGCCCAATTCCATCACAACCTGTCTACGGAAATACCCCTATATTTACTTGTAATGGTATAAACACAAGCGGATGTGGATGTGGAAACTTTGCAACAAGTCAATTTATTTAATAGCATAGAGTAGAATACTACACACTCGATTATGAGAACTTGCTAAAACACTTTCCTGACATTAGGAAAGTGATTTTCCCTATAAAGGAAAAAAATAAGAATAGGCAAGTCCTATTCTTTTATTTATGAAAGGAGAGAATATATATGATAGAAACAATTATAAATGAACCACTTGTTTTGCCAAGCAATGCAAGTCCAATAACTTTTGATGAAACTGATATAAGAACTAGGTGTGCTACTTGTTGTGGTTGGTTAGAATATTCAAATGGTAACCCAAATTTTAAAATATTTGGAAATGGATATACAGGTTATTACGATGTAGAATTTAGTGCTTCTGTTAGTTCTGCAACTGCTGGTGTAGTAGCAATAGGTTTATTTCAAGATGGTGTATTAATACCTGATACTGTAAGAGCAGTGACAATTGCTGCTGCTGATGACTATGAAACAATTTCATTTGATAAAAAATTGAGAGTATGTCCTCGTGGAACAACTAATATATCAGTTCAAAGCGTATCAAGTATTCCAACACCAACTACACCTACAACACCAATAGCAACTACACAAGCAATTATAACTAATGCAACATTTAGTATTTCAAGAATATAATGAGAAATAACTTAGATGCAACTTCATTAGTATTGCAATTATATAGTTTAATTATATTAATACAAGACTATAATAATAGAGATTTAATGCAAGAATTACAACATCAAAATAGAGATTATTTGGAAAAAATAATTCAACAAAATAATGAAATTATAGCACTTTTAAAAGAAAGGAAGTGATTAACTTGGAAGATAAATTAATTAAAAAAGTAGATGAAAAAATAAAAGAGATACTTGATGATGATATAAACCCTAATAACTTAGAGTATTTATATAAATTAAGTAAAATTAAACATTTAACAAAGGAGGATAAAGAAATGTATAACGAATATAATGAATATCGTGATTATAATGGTCGTGGTTCTGGTCATGGAAGTTATGGAGAATATAATCGTGGATATAACGAATATAATGAAGGATATGGTCGAAGAGGCGTAGATAGCAAATATCGTGGTTATGGGCATTTAGACCGTATGTATAATGAATATGGAAATTATAGTTATGGCAGAGAAAGATATGGAGCAAATGAAGATACTAAAAGAAGTTTAGAATATATGTTAAGAAGTATGGAAGATTTTGCTCGTATGCTTAAAGAAGAAGCACAATCTCAAGAAGAAGTACAAATGATTAGACAAACAGCACAAAGAATAGCACAAATGTAATATGAGATATTTTTTTTATAATGCTAATCCAAAGGGTTTATTTACAGAGGATTGTGTTTGCAGGTCTATTAGTGTAGCCGAAGGGATTAGTTGGGAAAAATGTCACGAAAAGTTAAGTAATTTATCAAGAGAATATGGAACACTTTTGAATAATGTAGATTTTGTAGAAGAATATTTAGATAAAAGGTATCCAAGAATTTGTTATGATAATATGACTATTGGTGAATTTTCAAAGATAGCCCCTAAAGGGCATTTTGTTGCTACAATGAATGGACATATTACTGCTATTATTGACAATGTAATTGTTGATACATTTGATTGTTCTAATAGAATTATTAAATGCTGTTGGCAAATTATGTAAAACTTGACATAATTATATAGGGAGTGCCGTAATCACTCCCTAATACTTTATTATGGAAAGTATTTTATTATGAGTAAAATAAAACTAGACAATTAGTCTAGTTTTCATATTCGCTTTTATTTGGGAATTTATATTCAAAAAAATCAATTTGATTTTTTTTGGTTATTTCAAAATTATCTAATTGTTCTGTATCATTTAAACATATCATATCAAGTGAATAAAGGGTGTTATAATCAACATTTGACTTTAGTGTGATGTATTTGCTATTGTTATACATTTCATTGTTTACAACCACTTTATTAAGAAATTTAAGGCTATCTTCATATATTCCCCTTGTATAATTAGTTTTGTTCCTAAATTTACTTGTAATTAAGCTATTTGTAATTTTGTTATAATATTTATTTAATATTTCTAATTCATTGCTTTTGCTTTTTGATACAGGCAAATGAACTAAACTATATCTATAATCAACATTGCCTGAATAATCTCTTATTATTTCAATGTCATTATTTAACATACAATAATAATCACCACTTAATCCATTAGTGTCATACATTAAATATGAATTTTTTTTACAACTATTGACAGGAATATTATCTTTAAAAAAGAAATTATTTTTTATCGGAGATATGAAATAAAAGTCATCACAACATAATATGTAATTATTTGATAAATCTCTTATTTTTGGAATAAACAATTCAATTGTATTTGAATTAAATGTTGGTAATAATTCTTTTGGTATAAACTCATTGTGATAAACTATTCTTAATTTAGGATTATTTGTATTTAACCATTTAGGTATTTGGCTCTCATAAGCAACTATTAAAAATACTTTGTTTACCCATTTACAATTGTTTTCAACGCATCTAAACCAATACTTTAATGTTCCCCAATCCCTATATCTTTCTTTGCCAAAAGATTGCCTTTTAGTGTTAGAATTGTTTCCATCTTCTATTTTTTTGTATTTATTATATTCTTTTTGCCATTTTATGTCATTTTGGTCAAGATATGTGACTACTATGTCTATTTTATTGTTCATTATTTATTCTTTCTATATATATTTCACATCTTGGATTATCTTTATCATAAAAAACTTGTGTTCCATCAACAGATGAAACTATTGAATAATTATCATCTTCTAAAACTTTGTATTTTACTAAAATGTCAAAGCTTGCTTGGAGCAAATTCGTAATATCACATTTTCTTCTTGTTCCCATATAATAATGCACTTTTAAATTTATAGGATAGTCTATTGGCTTATCTAATTGCGGCATATATTGTTTACACGCTTTTTCATATTGTAAATATGGTTTACTAGGCAATACTATTGGTCGCCCTTTAATCATAACAACGTTAGAATGATTTTTTTTTGTAACTGGCTGTATTGGTATTTCTATTTTTACTATTTCCATTATTTTCAACTCTTTCTATTTCAATAATTATTTTTTCAAGCTTTTCAAAAAGTTTTGCTCTTTTTTCTCTATCAAAATAATATAAGTTTAAGCTTCTTTCTAATATCTTTTTTTCTTCTTTCAAATTAAATAGCCTTTTAACATCATTTTTTTCAGTCATAGTCATTTACCCTTTATATTTGCATTATAACATAGTTTTGACAATTTGTAAAACAAATGATATATTTTATACAAGGAGATTAAAAATATGCTTGAAGAAAAAGGGAAAATTACATTAAATGATGTTAAAAAAAGAATTGATGAAATGATTAACCAATTTAGTGAACATTTTGTTGATAAAAGATATGATAAATATGGTAATGAAGAAAAAGTGGTAAATCCTATGGCTATAAAGTCATACTTTTTTTCAACTCAAGAAAATGACAAAATAAGTCAACCTATTTACACAATTGAACAAATGAATTTACTTTTTAATGCTTTTGTTTACACAATTGAACAAATAAATTTATATATATATCCATTTGCAGCAGATTTAAAAGATTTTTGCAAAATGGCTAATTTATCTAATGAAGATTTAATAAATTATAAAAACAATAATTCTCCAGAAATGAAGAATTTAGTAGAAAAACTATATGATTATTGTAGGGACAGCAATTTAACATTAGCACAAAACAAAATATATAACTCTAATATAACAGTATTAAAGGCTAAGAGTGAACTTGAAATTGTTGAAAGAAAAGAACCAACTGTAAGAGTTAATGTTCAAGCTAAAGTTCCTTTAGAGATGATTAATGAAAGACTTGCAATGATAAGAAATTATGAAAAGAAAGCAATAGATACTAATGAAAAATAAAAAGGAAGAAATTTTAAAGACTATTAATGGCATCATTTATACTTTAGATTACAATATTAGAATTGAAAAAAGGCAAAGTAAAAAAATACCTATTGAACAACAACATGAATTAGTAACATACTTAAATCAATTATTTGAAGAATATTGTGAATATGATGTAGCTGAATGTTCTAAATTAATAAGGCATAAATATATAAAAATATTGGTTTTATTGTCAAAAATTGATAAAGACCAAAATAGAGTACAAGATTATATTTATTTTCTTAAAAATGCTCATAGAATTGCTGGAAAAGATAACTTAGAAAATTTTATAATTTATTATGAATGGGATTTGCCATATAAAGACAAATTTTATGAACCTAGAATGTCAATATTAAGAGGATATTGTTATTACTTAAATGAATTAGTACATAAAAGAGTAGAAATGGTTATTGCTAATTTACCAAGTGGTACTGGTAAAACGTATTTGGAAAAATTGGGTGAAGCATTTGGATTTGGGATTGATGATACTGAAACAGTGCTTTCTTTATGTTCAAATGATACAGTTGTTCAAGGTGGTAGTAGAACAGTTATTAACATATTAAAATCTAAGGAATTTGGAGAGGTATTTCCTAAGTTAAAATACAACAAAGAAGATAGAGAATATTTTGAAAAAGAAACTTCTGGCGAGTGGAAATTAAAAAATTGCCGTTTAGGTGCTAGTTATTATGCTGATACAGTTAATTCTAACGTAGTTGGTGAAAGAGCAAGTAAATTAATACATATAGACGATTTATATGCAGATTACAGCGAAGCATTGGATGAAAACTTAAATATTAAATTTTATAATAAATATGTTACATTATGGCGTAAAAGATTTGTTCAAGGTCAAACACCTAGAATAGTTATAACTGGTACAATGTGGTCACCAACAGACTTTATGGTTAAAATAATTGAATTATTAACTAAAGAAAATAAGTTTGAATATGATACTAAATTTCCTTTTTGCAGGGTTAGTGAAGATGGCAAAAAAGTAATTATTCAAGTACCAGCTATGGATTATAAAACAGGTCAAAGTACTTGTCCTGAATTATGGAGTACAGAAGATTTAGAAAAAGAAAGATTAAGCATGGATGATTATTTATGGCAATGTAACTTTCAACAAATTCCTTGTAGTCCTCAAGGGTTGCAATTTAGTTATCCTAATTTAAAAACATATAGTGAAATGCTAGTAAATAATGCTGGTTATTGCAAAGGGCATATTGACGGAACTAGAACTAGTGGTAATGACTTTTTTGCTTTTCCTATTTTTCAACCAGTAGGAGATGACAACGATTGGGCTTTAGTTGATTGTATGTATACTCAAACAGCAACAACTGAATTATATGATGAAATTGTTGATAAAATAGTTCAAAATCATGTTGTTAATTTGGCTATAGAAAGCAATGTTGATAATGGTTTAAAAGACGAATTAGATAAGAGATTAGCAAAAATTGGTATTAGTTGGTGTGAGATAGAAAATGTTTATTCTACCGAAAAGAAAAGTGTAAGAATTGAAAGAAATAAAGGAATTGCTAAAAGGAAAATATACTTTCCTGCTAAAAACTTATATGCAATGGTTACACAAATGGGTAAATTCATGAATGACTTTACTTCTTATAATAGTGGTAGTGGAGCAAGAAACAATCATGATGACGCACCAGATGCAGTATGTTCCTTTGTAGATGAATTTATTGAAAATAGCTTGGCTTCCAATGATGTAATACCTATTTATCGTCCTTTTTAATGGTAACAAACGTTACCATTTTTGTTTGACAAAATAAAAGTTTTATGTTAAGTTGCAAACTAATAGGAGAGATAATATATGCAAACATTTGGAAGAACTACTATTTATAGCAAATTTACAGAGCAAGAATTATTAAGTGGAACTGTTGAAGAACAAGCTGCTAAAGCTAAAGAAATATTAACAAATGCTATTCCTATTCATGAAAGCAATAAATATCAAACAATATATTTAACAAATTATTATAAAGGTATTCAAGATATATATGTTGAAAAAGAAAAACATACTAGACCTGAAATAAACAACAAGACTGTTGAAAATTGGGCGTTTGCATTTATAGATTTTAAGAAATCATTTTTATTAGGAAAAGAAATACAATATGTTGCTTTAGATGGAAAAAATAATGAAGAAATAGATAAATTAAACAATTATGTTAGATTTGAAGGCAAAAAATCAAAAGACATTGATTTATATGAAGATGTTTTAGTCGCTGGTAGAGGATTTAGATATGTTGCAAAAGATAAATTAACAGATGACAATGAAGTTCCATTTGAAATTATTAATTGTAATGTTGCTGAAACAGAAGTAGTTTATTCTAGTAAATTAGGAAATGAACAATTATTAGAATTTGTACAAACCGGTATGCAAGACACAATAACTGTTGTTGATGAAAATACTGGTGAAAATAAAGAAGAAATAATAAATTATAATGAATATACTGTTTATACAAAAAACTACAAATTTGTATTTAATGACAAAAATGGTTATTTAGAATTTCAACCAGACCAAACACAAGTTAAAGTTATTAAAGAACATTCAATTATTGAATATTATGTAAATCGATTAAGATTATCTCTTATTGAGATAGGAAAAGATATATTTAATGATATTAACTATCTTGAAAGTTTAGATAAAGACGATATGGAACAATTTGTAAATGCTATTATGATATTTACAAATGCCAAGATTGATGAAAAAGGTCTTGAGATGATTAAACAACTTGGTGCTGCTTGTATTAATTCAACTGATACAAAGAAAGCTAGTGTTGACTTATTACAACAAAGACTTAATGCTAGTGATACTCAAGTATATTACACTAGATTATTAAATTCATTACATCAAATACTAGGTGTTCCACAAGCAAGTGATAATGGAAGCATTGAAACTGGTGATACTGGTAAAGCAAGATTAACTGGCCAAGGATATTTAAGTGCTGGTATTAGAATACAAAATGATGAAACAAAATTTGGTGATGCCGATTTAAAATCATTAAATATTATTATTAAAATATGCAAAGATACCGACAATAGTGGTATTAAGGAATTAAAGATAACTGCTGTTCAACCTAAATTCCAAGTTGATATGAGTGAAAACTTATTAGTTAAAACTCAAGCATTACAAAACTTATATCAATGTAAAATTCCTAGAAATTTTGCAAATAGTATTATTAATTTATTCCCAGACCCTAATGCAGTTACTATTGAACAAGAAAGAATATATGGTGAAGAGGGTGCTGATTTACAACAAAATGTAAATGGGAATACAAATAATGAAATAAATGCTCAAAATAATAATATTCAAAGAGTGTCACAATTAGAAAATCAAGGACAATAAAATATTGGGGACAGCAACGACGGTTGTTTCTTGAAACCTTTACGAGTAAAGATTACCCAATTCCAAATATTTTTGTAAAGGAGAAATAAAAATGGAAGAAAATATTTATGTTTTGTTAGACAAAACTAACAAAAAAGATACTAGTGGTCACTATTTATGGCGTATGCAATGCAAGATTTGTGGTCAAATCATACTAAATCGCAAAAGTCATAAAGCAACAGCTTGCCAACATTATTTTGTAAAAAGTTATAAACTCAACAATGAATTACGAGTAAAAAGATTAAACAAAATTTATCAAGGTATGAAAAATAGGTGTTATAATCCAAATAGTAAAGATTACAAAAATTATGGCGGTAAAGGAATAACGATATGTGATGAGTGGTATATGAATTATTATCAATTTCAAAAATGGGCTTTAGAAAATGGCTACAATAACAATTTAACAATAGATAGAATTGATAGTAATAAAAATTATGAACCAAGCAATTGTAGATGGATAACAAAATCTAACAATTCTAGGTTTAAAAACACTACAAATTGTATAACAATAAACGGTGTAACAAAAAGTGCTAGTCAATGGTCTTTATACATTGGGCGTGGAAGAAATTATATAAACAATTATATAAAAAAGCACGGTCTAAATAAAGCCATCGATTATATAAAAAGTATAGGCTTGGTGTAATTGGTTAACATTGGGTTCTCCAAAAACCCAGATACTTGTTCAAGTCAAGTAGCCTATGCCAATAAATTATCTCTTATGACTTTGGTTATAGTCGTTAAAAAATAACTGTATTTAAAAGGAGATGAAAGAATGACAAGAGATGAAGTTATGCAAATATTAGGGGAAGGAGCAACAGACGAACAAGTAAAAGCAATACTTGATAAATTCCACGAAAAAGACAGTGAATTAAGAAGTGCTAAAGAAAATGCTACTGCTTTAGCAAAAGCACAAGCAGATTTAGCAAAAACACAAGCAGAATTAAATACTGCTCAAAGTCAACTAGATAAAATTAATCGTGATAATATGACAGAGCAAGAAAAAATTGAAGCATCAAGAAAAGAAGCAGAAAAATATGTTTCTGATAGTAAAAAACTTTATGCTAAAGCAAAAGCTACTGAAATATTAGCAAGTGTTGGTATTACTGATGAAAAGTTAATTAATTCTTTAGTTAGTGATAATGTTGAATTAACTGAAGCAAATGCTAACATTTATGTTGAAAATATTAAAAACATAAAAGATAGTGTTGAAAAACAAACTCGTGAAAGTTTGTCTACTGCTGATTTAAAACCTAATGCTAGCAATTCATCAAATGATGGAATGACTTGGGAAAAATTTATAAGTTTAAATGAAGAAGAACAAAGTAGATTTGAACAAGAACATCCAGAAGAATTTGCCAATTTATAATAATAAAATAGAAAAGGAGTGTGAATAAATTATGGCAAAATTTGATAGCAAGACTTGGAACTCAAATGTATTTGAAAAATACATGAAAAAAGTTCAAAGTACAAAAGAAAATGCTTTAATTAAAAATGGTTTATTTGATAACAAACCAAACATGACTGCTAGACTTCGTGATGAAGTTGGTGGAAACTATTTTACTGAACCAATTAAAGGATTACTTGATGGTGATGTATTAAATTATGATGGTGTTACTAATGTTTCATTTACAAGTAGAGATACTTTTGAACAAGGTAAAATCATAATTGGTCGTATGAAAGGATGGCAAGAAAAAGACTTTTCAACTGAATTAACTGGTATTAATTGGATGGAAGGTATGGCTGCTGAAGTTAAAGAATATTATGAAGGTGTTGACCAAGCAGACTTATTAGCAATTTTAAAAGGTATATTTGCTACAACTGATAGTGCTAGTGCTACTGCTATGGCAAAACATACTTACGAAGTTGAAGATGAATTAACTGCAACTAGTATGAATACTGGTTTACAAAGAGCAGTTGGTGATAAAAAGAAACAATTCAAAATTTCATTTATGCACTCACTACCTGCAACTAATTTAGAAAACTTAAATTTACTTCAATTCTTAAAATATACTGATAAAGATGGTATTACAAGAGATTTAACTATTGGAACATTTAATGGTAAATTAGTTGTTGTAGATGATGATATGCCTATATTAAATGGTTATGATGAAGCTACTTCTTCTACTACTGGTGCATTAAAAGTTGTTTCAAGTTCTGCAACTGCTGGACAAATTTTATTAAGTGCTGTTAAAGCAAGTGATTTTTACCCAGATGATGTTGCTGCTAATGACTATGTAGTACCTGCAACTAAATATGTAACTTATGTTATGGCTGAAAAATTCTTTGAATATGACAATGTAGGTGTTAAAGTTCCTAATGAAATGGTTAGAGATGCTGTTACAAATGGTGGAATTGACAAACTTGTTACAAGACAAAGAAAATTATTTGCACCTAAATATTTCTCATTTACTAAAGCAAGTATGGAAACAAATAGTCCAACTACTGCTGAATTAGCAAATGGTGCTAACTGGGAAATTGTTAACAATGGTAAAACTAGCACAGATAAGAGATACATTAATGATAAACTTATCCCTGTTGCACGTATTATTTCAAGAGGTTAATTAAATAGAATAGGAGGAATAAAATATGACTAATGATGAATTAGAAATTCAGTTAGAAGAATTAAAACATAGAATACCTTTTGATATTGCTTTACATGATAATAAAAGGTTATATGAACAAATACTAACTGATTTGCTAAATGATAGTAAGTTTATATGTTTATCTCTCCTTTTTCCTTATGAGGATTATGCTAACTATGAACTTCCTAAAAGATATTACAATTGGCAATTAAGAGCTTGTGTAGAGTTATATAACCTTGCTGATAAAATATCTATTAAAGATTATAGTGAAAACGGTATTAGTTTTAGTAGATTAAAAGATGGATTATCAATGTCTTTAACAAACGAAATATTGTCAAATGTATATATTCCTGAAAGTGAGGAATAAAAATGTATAATATTAATAGAAGTTACATTTTTAAAAACTTATATCAAAATTTATATATATCCCAAAAATTACCCATAATAGAAGATGATAATCATAATAAAATCGAAAATTATGCTAAACCAATTAAATATTCTCGTTGGAATATTCAGTATATAAAAGCACAAAGTGATTTAATAGAATTTGGTCAAAATGTTTCAAATATGAGATTAGCAGTTATACCAAATAACAAAAAATATGCAAACAAATTTAAAGAATTTGATTTAGCATATTTAGATGGTGCTAGCCCTTTAAATGAAGTTAAATATGGTCAAAATGCTAATTATAGAATATATGCGGTTAGACCACAAAATTCTATTATTAAAATATACTTTATGAGATTAACTAAGTAAGGAGGAATAATATGAAAATAGAAATAATGACATTTCAAAACTCTGATGGAAAAATCATTGAAAAAGAAGTTGAAGAAAGATTAGTTTCAATTTATAAAGCAAATGGTTGGGAAATCAAAGTAGAAAAAAAAGAAGAAAAGAAACCTAAATCATTTACAAGTGGTTTAGTAAAATAATCATGAAAAATAGCAATTATTCATTAGAAGAGCTTGTAATATATGCTCAAAAAATAGAAAAAGCACTCAAATCCAATAATTTTAAAGATTTTTTAAAAAAGAAATGCAAAGAAACTTTAGATGCAATAACTCAAACAAGTCTTAATGTAGATGTTGAAGAACAATATATACATAATTATAGAAGTAGTCATAAAGTTGAAGTGGATGATGAATACATTACTATTTCAAATTATACTATGATTAGTCCTAGCAATATAAATCCTGATATAGCAAGTAATTATCCAAATGGTTTTGATTTAGCAAAAGCAGTTGAATATGGAACTGGTATTGTTGGTGCTGTAAGTGATGCTTATAGTGAAGCAATAAAAGATGGTTGGGCTTATATGGTTAATCAAGATAGAGATTATAGTAAAGGCTGGTTTTATGAAAAAGATGGAAAAGTTTATTGGACAGAAGGTATGAGTGGTAAATTAATATTTAATAAAGCAATATTAGAAATTGAAGATAAATTGTATGATTGGGTAGATGAATATTTAGAAAGCATAGAATAGGAGGGAAATTATGGATTATACATTATTAAATTATTATGACACCTTGTTTAATGATTATTTTAATTATATTAAAAGTAAATCTAATTTTGATGTTGATATAAGCAAAAAATCAATACCAGAATTAATTAAATTTCCTTTAATTGTTATGAAAGAAGTAATAAATATTAATCAAAACAAAGGAACTTCTACTAATTATCAAGAGAGTGTCGATTTATTAACTTTTCAAGTTGATATATTAACAAAAGACTTAATTGATGATAATGGTGTCCATCCTAGTTATGAAGTTCAAAAAGAATTAAAAAATCTAACATTTCAATTTTTCTTTGAAAAAGGTTTCAATAGAACTTCTTATGAAAATTGGGAAAATACAACTATTGTTTATGATAGGCTAACTTTGTTATTTCAAGGAAATTTACAAAGTTGGAATTGCCAAATAAGGTAAAGGAGAGTGAAATACAAATGGCAATGAGAGAATATACTGATAAAGGTTTATTATCAAAAGATAGTGCATTATATGTATATGATGATACATTAGCAAAATATGTACTATTAATACCTGTTACAGATATGCCTGAAACAAAAGGTGCGCCTGCAACAGTTGAAAAAACAGTTTTAACTGACCATTCTGTTAAAGAAGTAGAAGGTTTACAAACTAATGACCAAAAAACTTATACTTTCAATTATCATAGAGATAATATTAACAGAATTAAAGGATTTGTTGGAAAAGAATTAAAATTACTAGAAGTAAACCCAGATTATACTGGTGAAAAATACGTTGGTTCAATGAAAATTGCAAGAAATTCTGTTGAAGTAAACGGAATTGTTCAAGGTAGTTTATATGTAACAGTAAGTGATGCTGATGAATTACCAGTTGAAGATGTAAGAGATATAATTGCTGATACAGCAGTATTAACTACACCTTTAAATGATGTTGTTTTAGCAACAACTACTGGAACAGCTACAATTACATTAACAGCATTACCTAGTACTGCAACATTTACAGCTGTAAGTTCATCAAATTCAATTTGTACTGCTGCTATGGGAGTTAGTAACAATGCTAATAAACTAACTATTACTGGTGTTGCTAAAGGATTTGCAAAAGTAACAATTACAACTAGTGCAACTGGTGAAGCAAGTTCAAAAAGAACTATTTTAGTAGAAGTTCCATAAAATTAAATAAAAAAAGAAAGGATAATAATTTTGAAAGAATTTAGTAAAGAAATTATAAATATTGGTGGTGTTGATTATACATTATTTCTTAATAGAAAAGGAATTGTTGCTTGGGAAAATATAACTAAAGCAGCAAGAAATAAAAGTCAATTGCAAGAAACTTTGGAAAACTTAAATCAAGATATTGATATTAAAGATGGAGATAATCCATTTGAAATAGCAAAAGTTGATGAAGTACTATCTGCTGAAGATGAAGCAATTGAATACTATGCAAAATTATATTGGATAATGCTATATGAAGAACATAAATTAGATTATAGCAAAGCAAAAGAACTATTTGAACAAGCAATTAAAGAGTATGGCTTAGAAGCACTTGGAGATTTAGCATTTCAAATGGTAGAAGATGCCAATGTAAATAAAAATAATAATGGTGAATTAAAAAAATTGGCAGCACTAAGACCCAAGAAAAATTAGATAATGGTTCAAAAAATTATAATTCTTATACCGAGTTCTATTTAAAGGAATTATTCCCTAGTGCTATTATGTTTGGTATGTCCGAAAAAGAGTTTTGGGAAGATGACCCCCAACTATATTGGGCGTACCAAACTTTTTATTTAAAGAAAAAAGAAAATGATTTAGAAGAAATGAACTATAATGCTTGGTTGAAGGGAATATATGTGTTATCTGCTCTAAATCAATCTTTAAGTGGTGTATTTGGAAAACAAGGACAAAGTAAAGATATTTATCCAAAAGAACCAATAAACTTTAAACAAGAAAAGCAAAATAAAAAAGAATATACAAAGGAAGAAAAAGAAGAACACTATGTTCAAGAATTTAATTCTTGGGCTAGAATAAGTCATAGAAAGTAGGTGATATTATATGGCAAATGGAATAGAGAAAAAACTTAGTTATAGAAATTCTTTAAAAGATTTAGCAAAAGACTTAAATGCAATGGGAAAAGAAGCTAATAAAGCTAATAAAGAAATTGATGGTCTTACTAGAAAATTAACTAAGTTGTTTAGCATAGAAAAAATCACATCTGGTATAGTAAAAGGAATACAAAAGGCAGTAGATTATACAGAAGATTTAAACCTTTTAAGTGTTGCTTTTGGTGAAACTGCTAATGAAGCATATAATTTATCTAAAAATCTTGCCGAAATTACTGGTTTTGATACTGCAACATTGAATAGAAATTTAGCGACATTTAGAAATTTGACATCAACATTAGGGCTAACAAATGAACAAGCGGATTTATTGGCAACTAACCTTGAAAAAATGTCTTTAGATGTTTCTTCATTATACAATGTTGATTTAGATAGAGCAGCTTATGCTTTACAAGGTATGCTTACAGGACAACCTAGAACAATCAAAACATTAACTGGAGCTAATGTAACCAATGCTGCATTGCAAGAAACTTTAACTGCATCTGGAATTGATAGAAAAGTTAGTTCTTTAAATAGTGCTGAAAAAGCAATAATACAGTATTTAACGGTTGAAAAGCAATTAATAAATTCAAATGGTGACCTTGCTAGAACTTTAGAAGAACCTCAACAGCTATTAAGAGTATTTAGAGAACAATTAACTAAAGCAGCAAGAAGTATAGGGGCATTATTTATACCTGCTATTAAAGCAGTTATTCCTGTTTTAACTGCTATATTAATGGTATTTAATGAAATAATTAATGTAATTGCCAAATTATTTGGAATTGATATGGATAGTTATTGGAATAATATGAATAAAAACACCAAAAATATCTATAAAAATTTAGATAATATTGGAAGTTCTGCAAGCAAAGCGGTTAAAGGATTAAGAGCATTTGATAAGTTAAACGTTATTAATACACCAAGTTCAAGTGGCTCTGGTGCTAGTGGTTTAGGCATAAGTTCTGATATTTTAAAAATGCTAGATGAATATGATTTAAAATTAGATGGAATTAAAACTAAAGCAACTGAGATTAGAGATAAGATAATGGAATGGCTTGGTTTTAGCAAAGATGTTAATGGAGAATGGAAATGGTCATCATCTAAATTGCTTAAAAACATTTATGAGTGGTGGAAAAAGTTAAATGTTTTAGGTAAAACTTTAGTAGGATTAGGTGTAGTTGGTGTTTTAAGCAAAATTAGAAATATAATAAAAGGTTTAGCTAGTACAAAAATAGGAACAGGAATAAGCATATTAGCAGAAAGCATTGGAAAAAAAGGATTAACTGGAACACTTCAAGAATTGGGCAAAGTATATCCGACAATAAGCAAAATGGTTGGTGTTGTTGCTGGTGTTTCCGCTGGAGCTGATGGCTTTATTAGATTAAATGGTGCTATTAATAGCATAAGTGAAAACGGAGCGAATATTACAAATATAACTAATTTGTTAAGTGGATTATTAGAAGTTATAGGAGGAATAGCAATTTTAGTTGGCTCTTTCACGCAAAATTATTCTTTAATTGTAAAAGGAATTGGGGCTATTGCAGGAGCTTTACTATTAGAGTTCTTAACTCCAGCAGAGCAAACAAAGGTTAAGGTTGATAAATTAACTGAAAGTACATACAATTATAGAAAAGAATTAGAAGAATTAGAAAACCAAATTGCTAATAAAATGACAGAAACTTATGCACAAGCAGCTAGAGCTGAATACTTGAAAGATAAACTTTCTGAATTGGTTGATGAAAATGGCAAAATTAAAGGCTCACATGAAGAAGTAGAAGCCGTTGTAAAAGAGTTAAATGAAATTCTTGGTACAAATTATGAAATAAATAACAATCAACTTGCTCTTGATGGAAAATTGTTAAAATCTAAAAATGATTTAACAAAAAGCGTTGAAAATTATATTAATAAGTTAAAAGCTGAAATGTTAATTGAAGTTTCAAAAGAAAAAATTCAAAAGATATATACAAGAAATCTTGAATTAAAAAATCAAGAAAACAAATTATTAGAGGAATTAAAAGAAAGTGCAAAAAAATATAATCTTGAAACTCAAGAAGGAGCTGAACAATTCTACAAAGATAATGAAAAAACCATAAATAAATTAAAGACTGTTCAATCAGAATTAAAAACCAACAGTGACCTACTAGATTTGTACGCTCAAGCAGCAATTAAAGCTGAAAAAGGGCAATTTGAAGAAGCCGAAAGATTGATTACATCTACTGCTAAACAAGCAAAAATATCTATTACTGATATATATAGTCAATTAGACAAAGTGTTTGATAAAAACATTACAACACAAATGCAAGTAAAATTAGAATTAGATGCTAAACAATTTAAAAAAGATTTAGAAAAGTATACAAAAGAAGCTGACAAAGGTTTATTAAATGCTTCATATTATTCTGCAACAGGCAAAAAAATTGCATTTGCAAGTGGCGGTTTCCCTGACACTGGTTCATTGTTTTTAGCAAGAGAAGCTGGACCTGAAATGGTTGGTAGAATAGGAAGTAAAACTGCTGTTGCAAACAATGACCAAATAGTTGATGCAGTTGCTCAAGGTGTTGCTAGTGCAATAATATCAACAGGTGGATTAAATAGTCGCCCAATAGTAATACAAGCTAGTGGTGATGCAAACGGACTAATGAATTTCATTAAATTTAAACAACAAGAAGATAATATGCAATATGGCAATTAGAAAGGAAGGCGAATATGCAAAATATAGTTAAAAGTAATGTTCAATACTTAGAAAATTATATAAGAATTTCACATTATGCAACAGGAAGTTATGGTAGTTATGTAGTTCCAAATGAAATAACAACAACTCATAATAACACAGTATATACAGAATATTTAGATGATAATGATAATATTTACTGGTATAATTCTACTGAACAAAAAGTATATAATAGTTCTTGGGTAGAACAACAAAGTATTTTAATAAGTAGTTTAACAAAAGCTAGTTATTGGATTGATATGCCTACACCTAGTGAAATGCCATATACATTAAATGATGTAGATAAAGACCCTTTTACTGATTTACAAGGATTTACACATAGAAATAGAGTAAGAACTGATGTATTAACATTTGATTGCAATTATAAATATTTAGATGATGATACTCAAGCCTATGTATTACAAGCAATAGAACCTGAATGGTTTTATTGTGAAATTATTAATCCCAAAACAAAAGTAAAAGAAATACATAAATTTTATGCTAGTTCAAAAAAAACAAATGTAAGAGTTGTTAAAAAAGATGAAAATGAACATTTTTATAATGATTATATTGATTTTCAAGTAACATTGGTGGAGGAATAAAATGGCAGTAAATGTAAGTCAAAAGTACAAAGAAGTAATTTATAGTGGTGGTGCAATAAATCGTGCCACCCTATCAATAAATGGTGTTCAAATACCAAATAGTAATATAAAAAAAATAACTATTTCAAGTCCTATAATTGATAGCACAGTTGATTACTTTTACATAGGAACGTTTATAGCTCAAAAAGTAGAAATAGAGTTTAGAAATGCTACAAGTATAGATTTGAATGGAAATGTTTTGTTATCAATTGATACAAAAACAGATGATGATGAATATGCAGATGAAAATGGATATGAAAATGTAGATATTGGTGAGTTTATAATTGATACATCACCAGAAGAATATAGTAAATCAGCAAAAATAACTTGTTATGATAAATCAATATTATTTAAGCCAAATGTAGATATAAGAGAATTTTTTGATGATGAAGATAAAGTAACTGCAGAGGATTTGTTGAAAGGTTTGTGTAATAAATTTTTAGGTGCTAATAAATTAGGTACATATCCAAATACAAATAAAAATGTAACTGCTAAAATATATGATACAAGTAAAAGCGGAAAATACTATATATCAAAAATAGCCGAAATAATGGGCTGTAATGCAAAAATAGGTCGAGATGGTAAATTATATCTATTACCATTAAAACGTCAATCTACAGAAACAATAAATGCCTTAAAAAGTAAATCATGGGAATTTTCTACAAATTATAAAATATCAAGAGTATTTTGGCAAGTGGGAAATACAATATATGATGCAGGAGATGAAACTTATAACTCTTTAAATATAACTGCTGATAATATATTTCTTTATGGAAGTGATAATGATATTCAATTAGCTGTTGATAACTTATATGATGAATTGGAAGGCTTTGAAATGTGTTCCGTTAAAACAGAAAATTATGGTGACCCTAGTTTAGATTGTTGGGATTTAATAACATATACATTAGGTGATAATACTTATTATGCATTAAATGATAATGTATTAGTTTATGAAATGAATATTGCTTCAACAGTTAATCCATCAATTCCTAGTAAACAAAGAGAAGATATTACCAATGTATTTGGAGATGCAAATAGGCAAACTAATATGTTAAAAACAGAAGTTATTCAAAATGAAAGAGAAATAAGATTGCTAGCAGATAAAATCGTAGATGTTTCTGATATAGTAACAGGAACAGGCAGTATTCAATTAGAAAATGCTTATGAAGGTCAATTATACCAATTATCTATCAAAGGAAATATAAGTTTATTATATCCGCAAAATGAAAAATTATATGGTTATCCTTTAGTTCCACATGACGGATTAGTTCCTAGTAATACATTAGTTCCAAGTAATCCAGTTCCTTATGATAATGAGGTGCATTATCCAAGTAGCGATTTATTTACAAAAAACACAATATTAACAATTGATGATGTAGAATATAAATTAGATTTTAACTTTCTAAACTATATGAACTCAACTGTGTGTGATGAATTTGTCTATGACAATGGAAAATGTTATATAATTCGTAGAGTAGGAATTGATGAAAATGGCGATATGTATGCTTTAGATAATGAAATAATAGAGCCAAGAGAAAGCATTACATTAAATGTTAAATCTAATTCAACAATAACATTAAATTCATTTAATGATGCTATATTAACAGCAAATTATCTACTTGATAATGCATATACTCAAAATTTTGCTACACAAGTAAATGTTAGTACTGAAATAGAACAAACAGCTGATAGTATATTAGGACAAGTAGTTAAAGATAATGAAGTTGTAGCTAAAATGAATTTAGCATTAGAAGATGGTCAAGGAATAGTAAGATTTGTAAGTAATCAATTTGTAGTAGATAGTGATAATTTTAAAGTTAGTTCAGATGGAACTATTACTGCAAATGCTGGAGTTATTGGTGGATTTCATATATCAAATAACTTTAATAATAATTTTAATGGTCTTTATGATTATTCATATTATGATTTAATGACACTTATAGGTGGTTTCCTTGATTTTATTAATTTAGATAGCACAACATTTAACATATTAGATATTGATGAAAATGGTGAAATAGACTCCTCTGACCTTAGTGCAATACAACTTCATATTTTAGGAACATATCCAATAAGTAGAAGCTTTTCTGGGAAAGTAGAGATTAATTCAGATGACCCTAAAAACTGTTTTACAATTAAAGATATAAATGACAATAATGTTGTTCAAATTGGTTTAGGTGGTGTTGGAGCTAACAATGGTATATTTAGAAATATAGTATGTTCTGATAACTATTCAACAAGTGCTACAGATGCAGTTTATATAAATGGTGTTAGTGGTAGTATTCATGCTTCTGGAACAATTCATGCAACTGGTGGATATACTCAAGGTTCTAAAGTTGAATTAAAGAAAAATATAGAAAAATTTGATAATGCTTTAGAAGAAATAAAAAATACAGATATTTATAAATATAACTATAAAACTGAAGAAGATGGCAGCAAAAAACATATTGGTTTTATAATTGGAGATGATTATAAACACTCAGAAGAAATTACTTCTGTTGATAAAGAAGGAAATTCAAATGGCGTAGATTTATATTCATTTATATCAGTATGTTGTCAAGCAATTAAGGAACAACAAAATTTAATAGATAATTTGCAACAAAGAATAGAAGCCTTAGAAAAAAAGGAGAGTGATAAGTAATGGCTTTAGTAACATTTCAAGATAATTCAGCACCGTATATTAATTCAGAAAATTTAAACAACAACTTTGAATATTCTACACCAACTGGTGGAATAGTAGAATTTGCTGGTTCTACTGCTCCAAATGGTTGGTTGTTATGTAATGGCGATGCAATAAGTAGAGAAACTTATAGTGACTTATTTAGCATTATTGGAACAACATTTGGCGAAGGAGATGGAAGTACAACATTTAATTTGCCAGATATGAGAGGAAGAGTAGCTGTAGGAAAATCAAGTGATGCAGAATTTGATACATTAGGAGAAACTGGCGGAGAAAAAACTCATACATTAACAGTTGATGAAATGCCAAGCCACAAACATAGTATTAATTATGCATCTGTTGCTGGTGGAAGCGGAGATGGTTACTTATATGGTAGCAACCAAGGAGATAACCAAGCTATGATAAAATCAGCTGGTGGAAGTCAACCACATAACATTTTACAACCATATATAGTTTTAAACTATATTATTAAATATTAAAGGAGGAATAAAATATGGCATTAATTGAATTTAAAAATTTACCTGATACAACAACAGCGATAACAGCAGAAAACTTAAATTATAATTTTAGTGAAATACTTAATCTTGTATGTCCTATTGGAAAAGTAGAAGTTTTCTTTGATAACAATGACCATAGTAATTATTTGGGATTTACATGGGAAAGAACTTCAATTGGACGTGTTCCAGTAGGTATAGATACTAATGATACGGATTTTGACACTATTGGAGAAACTGGTGGAGAAAAGAAACACACATTAACTGCTTTAGAAATGCCTTCACACTACCATTCACAATATATTAAAGACTTTTTAGGGCAATCTGGAGGCTCTACTGGACCAGCATATTATACAGCAATCAATAATAGTGCTATTGCTTATGATTATGATAGTGGTGTAAGTAATGTATTTGAAAAAGCTGGTACAACTCAAACTGGTGGTGGACAATCACATAACATTTTACAACCATACGAAGTAATGGCATTTTGGAAAAGAGTATCTTAATTAGAAAGGAAAATAAAAATGACAGATAAAACATATAATACTTTAAAATATATTGCACAAATTGTTTTGCCAGCTTTAGGAACTTTATATTTTGCATTATCAAGTATTTGGGGTTTACCTTATGGAGAACAAATAGTTGGCACAATAACTGCAATAGATACATTTTTAGGAGCTTTATTAGGCATATCAAGTGCAAATTATAATAAAAAGAAAGGGAAATAATAATGAGTGTTAAAACATTTAAGTATAATGCAAATGTTCAATTAACAAAAAACTTTAACTCAAATGAATTTCAATGTAAAGGTGTTGGACATAATCACGAAACAAAAATTGATGTTGAGCTTGTAAAACAATTGCAAGAATTTATGAACTTAAATGGTTATACAAAAGCAATAATATCAAGTGGTTATAGATGCAAAGAACAAAACAAAAAAGTTGGTGGTTCAGATGGAAGCCAACACGTAAAAGGAAAAGCCGTTGATATATGTTTTTACGAAGGAAATAAAAAAGTTTTAGCAAAAAATGTATGTTGCAAAGCTCAAGACTTTGAATTTAAAGGGATAGCTTATATAGATGCATACCACGTTCATTTGGATAATAGAACATTAGGAAAATATCGTGGAGATGAAAGAAATGGCTATTCAAACAATGTTCCAAATGGAGATTTTTATGCTTACTTCAATGTTCCACGTGAAACATATAACCTTGAAAGACTATTAAAAAAAGGTGATAAAGGCGAAGATGTAGGTAAATTACAAGAAAGACTTAATCAACTTGGTTATAATTGTGGAAAAATAGATAAAATATTTGGCAAAAATGTAGAAAAATCAGTCAAAAAATTTCAAAAAGCAAATAAATTAACTCAAGATGGTATTGTAGGAAAAGATACAGCTCATGCTTTAGGATTTACATTTAAAGGAAAATAATAGAGTAATATTATAAATATAACCAAATTATTTGCATAAATGCAGTTGTAAGAAGAGTTTTATTAAAAATAGTATAATTGTACTATAAATATAAAACTCTTTTTGTATGCCATTTAAAACACTAATTAAAGCATATACATTTTGCATAAAAAAATGTAGTTTTGGGATTGACAAACTTGGAATTGATATGGTAGGATTAAGTTAGATAAGAAAGGTAGGTGATAAAAGATGGAAACAAATACAGAAGAAAGACCTTTAGCATTTATGAAAAAAGCTGATGCTAGAATGAATAGAATTATTATTCCAAAATTTTTTATTGACAACAATGGTAGTGATTTCTACATGGAAGTTTATAAAGACAAAATAGTATTAATACCAATTAAGAAAGAAGAGGAATAAAATGAGAGAAAATCCTAATTATTATGCTATAATTCCAGCAAATATAAGATACAATGATAATTTACCACCAAATGCTAAATTATTATATGGTGAAATTACAGCGTTATGCAATGATATGGGGGTTTGTTGGGCTACTAATGAATATTTCGCTAAATTATATAAAGTAAGTGAAAGAACAATAACCGAATGGATTAAAAAATTACAAGAAGATTGTTTTATTAAAACCGAAATTCAAACCAAAAGATATGAAGATGGAACAGTAAAAAAAATAAGGGTTATCCATATAGAAAATTTACTGCAAAACCATGTAGAAGTTTTTATGCAAAACCATATAGAAGAAAACTTCCGATATAATAATACAAGTAAAACTAATAATATAAAAGAAAATAAAATATCAAAAGATATTTTATTAAAGAAAGTTTTTAAAAAACCAACAATTGAAGAAGTCGAAAGCTATTGCCAAGAAAGAAATAATAACATTAATCCTGATAAATTTTATAATCATTATGAAAGTGTTGGTTGGAAAGTTGGTAAAACTCCAATGAAAGATTGGAAAGCAGCAATAAGGACTTGGGAAAACAATAATAAAAATACAGCCAAAGAAGATACTAGAAGAGAATTTGTTTTGTTAAAGTAGGGTTGATATGAATGATACAGATTATGTTGAAAGAGAATACTTAGCAAGTATATTACAAGATTTTAAAAATGATTATGAAATATTAGAAAGAACAAGAATAAAGCCACAATACTTATTAAATGAAAAAAATAGAAAGTTAATGGAATTTATTCTTGATTATTACAAAAAAAACAAAACAATAGTAGAAAGTGAATTAATAAGAAATTATTCTTCTAAAGGGTTTGATATTGTTTATTACTTTGAATTATTGACAGAGCAAATGTATTGTATAGGAGAAAGAGGGTTTAGAATTGCAGAAAACAGAATAATTGATAATTATAAAAACTCTCTTATTGAAAAATACAATGAGATGAGAAGAAATAAAACTTTAACATTTGATGAATATGCTTCTAAAGTTAAAAAATTAGATGAAATAAAAATAATTGATAGTACAGGGAAAATGCTTACTGCTAAAGACATTAATACAAACGAACAAGAAGTTAAAATATTTGTTAAATCTGGAATAAATACATTTGATAAAAAAATAAATGGCTTTATTTTAGGAGAATTAAGTGTTTGGTCTGGGGGTAATGCTAGTGCTAAAAGTACATTTTTAAATCAATTAGCAATAGAAAGTATTAATCAAGATTATAAAGTTGCAATTTATTCTGGAGAGTTGACTAGTAAAAGATTAATGAATTGGATTTGTTTACAATGTGCTGGTAAAAATAATATTAGTTTTAATCAAGATAAAAATTATTATTTTGTAAATAGTTTTTCTAAAGAAAAAATTATAAATTGGCTAAATGATAAATTATATGTCTATGATAATGATTTTGGAAACAAAGCACAAGATGTTATTGAAAGTATTACTGATGCTATTTCAAGATTTGGCATTAAAGTTATTATACTTGATAATTTAATGTCAATGGATTTGAATAGTTATGGAGATAACAAATATGATGTTCAAAGCAAATTTATTCAAGAATTAAGTGCCATAGCTAAAAAATATAATGTTCACATACATTTTATTTGCCATCCAAGAAAAGTTACAACATTTTTAAGAAAAGTTGATATAAGTGGTAGTGGCGATATAACAAATGTTGCAGATAATGTATTCATAATGCATAGAGTTAATCAAGATTTTAAACTAAGACTAAAAGAAATGTTTAAACTAGATGATGACAATGAATTATTTAATTATTCAAATGTTTTGGAAATTTGTAAAAATAGGGAATATGGTTTAGAAGATGTATTTATTGGAATGTATTTTGATATTTCAAGTAAAAGGTTATTGAATTATGAAGATGAAGTAAAAAAATATGGATGGGAGGACAAAAATGAATAAAAATGAATTGTATACTTTAGAATATAGTACTATTCAAGATAGTTATCATATTGATTTGTTAGAAAAAACATTAGAAATTAATTTAAAAGCTAGTATTAATAAAAAAAATAATGATTATCAAATCATTTACATAGGAACTGAAGAAGATTGTATGAAATTTTTAGATGATTTACTTAAAAGTTAAAATAATTGAATAAAGGGCTAAATTAGACGAGTTTTTTGTTAGATAGTATAATTGGTCTAAAAAGATAAAAAAATTTAACCTGAACGATTTATGATAGGAATTAGAAAGGATTTGATAATATGTTTGAATTTAAAATGAATGATAGGGTGTGGCATATAGTTGAAGTTAGTCAAAAAGATTTTTGGATTGATGATGACGAATTAGACAAAATGAACAGTAGAGAATATCATTTTGGAAGAACAAAATTTGATAAAAACGAGATATGGTTATGGCAAGATATAAGCCAAGAGCAAAAAAGAAAAACACTATATCATGAATTGTTACATTGTTATCGGGGTATGTATGTAACATTTAACGATATAAATTGTGATGAGGACTTCTGGTGCGATTTAAGTGCTAATAGTCACGATATGATACACGATATTGTGGAAAGATATTTTGATACAAAACCAATAAGTAACATCACAATAAAATCAAATTTAAGTGGCAATGAAATAGTTGAATATTTAAAAACAAAGAAAGAGGAGGAAAATGAAAGAGTTAGATGTAAATAGTTTAGAAATATGGAAAGATATACCCAATTATGAGGGAATATATCAAGTTTCAAATTTTGGAAATGTTAGGGCTTTGGTTTTTAGAAATCACAAATGTATAAAACCCAAAATACACATTTTAAAAAAACAAATAGATAAATATGGAAGAGAAAGAATTATGCTTCATAAAAACAGTAAGCAAAAATTATATCAAGTTCATAGATTAGTTGCCCAAGCATTTATTTCTAACCCAAATAATTTTCCCGAAGTTAATCATAAAGACGAAAACCCATTAAATAATAATGTTGATAATCTCGAGTTTTGCACACGTTCATATAATGCTCATTATGGAACTGGAATTGTAAGGATGGGAATAGAACATAGAAAACCTATTGTTCAACTAGATAAAGATTTTAAAATAATTAAAACGTGGTCTTGCGGTAAGGAAATCGCTAATTATTATGGTGTTACACCTGCTGCAATATCGAATTGTTGTAAAGGAAAATCTAAAACTTGTTGTGGTTATATATGGAGGTTTATAAATGAATAACAAATTAGATATAAATGAAGAAAAATTAAATGAATTGATTGTTGTTGAAAATGTATCAGTTATAAAACAAAACTTACAATTTTTAAGTGATGAAGTTGATAAAGAAATAGAGTTTGCTTTATCTTTAAATGCTACGGAAGAAAATAAAGTTGAAGTTAAACAAGCAAGAGCAAGACTTAATAATATTAAAAGTGTTTTAGAACAAAAAAGAAAAACTGTTAAAGAACTTGTTATGAAACCATATCAACAATTTGAAGAAATTTACAATGATATGATTAAAAACAAATTTGAAAAGGCAGATGATACATTAAAAAATAAAATAAATGAAATTGAAAATGCTCAAAAAACAGAAAAAGAAACAATGTTAAGAGAATTTGCTGAAAGGCAATTTAGAGCAAATGAAATACAAGATATTGTTAATTTTGATGATATTGGATTAAACATAACATTAAGTGCTAGTGAAAAGTCACTTAAAGACCAAATTGTTAATTTTGTTGAAAGGATTAGAAATGATTTAGATACTATTTTACTTGAAGATTTAAAAGATGAAATACTAGTTGAATACAAGAAATGTTTGAATTATACTCAAGCGAAGCAAATAGTATTACAAAGACATAAAGATTTAGAAATTGCTAAAGAGCAAAGTGAAAAACTTAACAACATAAAGCAAGAAGAAACAAAATTAAAAACTGCCGTCTATGATATTATTGAAGAAAATGGAATACAAGTGCCACAAGAAATTAATAATGATGAAGAAATTTTAATAGTTACATTTACTGTTAAATCTACTAGAGAAAAGCTTAAATTACTTAAACAGTTTATGTTAGAAAACGAGATTTCTTATGAATAAAAAGGTGTTAGGTGTGGCAATTCCATATTTTAAAAATCATGAAAATATGGAAATAGAATTTAAAAAGTTAATGGCAAAATTAGACCAACAATTAACTGATGATATGATACTTTATGTTTATGAAGATGGTCAAATTAGTGATTGGCTTCAAAAATATAAAAGAAAAAATGTAATTATTAACAGCAATGAAATTAATAAAGGTGTTTCTCATGCTAGAAATAAAGCACTTGATTACTTAATTGACAAAGTTATGTATATTTTATTTTTAGATGCAGATGATGATATTGATGATAATTATTTAAAAGTTATGTATGAATATTGTGCTGATAATAGTCATGAAATTATTGAAAGTGCATTTTTTGAGAATGGTGTTCCCTTTACTTATGATGCTAAACAAATTAGATGTGGCTGTGCTGGTAGTGCTATTCAAACTAGAATTATAGGCAACATAAGATTTGAAGAAAATTTGCAAATTGGTGAAGATACTAACTTTATGTTTGCTGTTTGTAATTTAGACAAATATAGAAAAAAAAGATGTCCAACTGGTTATCATTATCAACTAGGAATAAATCCAAATAGTTTAACAATGCTATATGAAAAAGATAAGATAGGAAAGGTGAGAGAAAATGGCAAATAAAAATGAATTAATTGAAAGTGAAGAAAAAAATTATGTAACACTTGTTAATCAAACAGGTGTAGAAAGTGCAATTGAAAAATTGGTTAAAAATAACAACTCTTTACTACCAACAAATGTTGCAGTAGATAGAATTAAAAATAGTGCTGGTTTTTATATTTCAAATCGTGAAGATTTAATGAAATTAGATAATAATAGCAAGATGCAAATGTTATACGGTGTGTTAAAAGAAGCAATGGTTGGCTGTGAAGCAGGAACGGATTATGACATTGTACCATTTAAAAATAAACCTGTTGTAGTTAGAAAAAAAGAAGGATGGTATAAGATAATTGATATGATTAAACCTGCTGAAATAGTAAGGTTTACTAATAATGTTGTGTTTAATGGAGATGAATTTGAATTTAATCCTGTAACAGAAGAAATTAAACATAAACCTCTTATTACAAGTGATAAATATGATGATATTGCTTATGCTTATGCTTATGTTAAGTTTGCTAATGGCTTTGAAAAAACTGTTGTTATGAGTAAAAAAGATATTGATGCAATTAAAAAAGTATCTCCTAGTGCTGGCTCAACATTTAGCCCTTGGGTATCAATGCCAGTTAAAATGGTTAGAACAAAAATAGTTAAAGAACTTGCTAAAGAATTATTTACATTGTTTAGTGGTAGAGTTAATGCAGTATTAGCACAAGCAATTGAAAGTGATGAGATTTCAGTTAGTAGAGTTGATAACAAAGGGTTTATTGTAAATGATAAAAATGTTTATGAAGCAAAAATTGAAACAAAAGAAGAAGAACCAAAAAAAGAAGAAAAACAAACAAGTTTAGATGAAATATAAAGAAAGTAGGTTTGCTAATGGAAAACCAAATTAGCATATTTGATATAATGTATCCAAAATACAAGATAACAAAACCAATAAGGATGATAACTCTATTTAGTGGTTATGATAGTCAATGTTTAGCTTTAAAGTATTTAGGAGTTAATTATGAACATTGGAAAACTTGTGAATGGGCAATAAAGTCTATACAAGCATTAAAAGATATACATTTTGAAAATGATAATACTGATTATAGTAAAGAACTAACAACAGAGAAAATAAAAGATTATTTATTTAAAAAGGGAATATCAAATAATTACAATGAACCAATGGCAAAAGAGCAAATTAAAAGATTAGGAGAACAACAAGTAAGAACCATTTATAATAACATTCAAGCAACTCATAATTTAGTAAATATTCAACAAGTGAAAGGGGGAGATTTAGAGATAACGAATACTGATAAATATGAATATATTTTGACATATTCGTTTCCGTAGTCATGTCAAGATTTAAGCAATGCTGGATTAAAAAAAGGCATGAATGATACATCAACTAGAAGTGGAATGTTATGGGAAGTAGAAAGAATATTAAGTGAATGTTATGAGTTAGGAACACTTCCACAATGCCTTATTATGGAAAACGTACCCCAAGTCCATCAATCTGGTGATAATGCTAAAAATTTCTTAAAATGGCAATCAAGGCTTGAAGAACTTGGCTACAAATCTTACATACAAGACCTTATTGCCACTGATTATGGAATACCTCAAACAAGAAATAGATGTTTTATGGTTAGTATACTAGGAGATTATAGTTATACATTTCCTAAACCAATACCACTTAAACTAAAATTAAAAGATATGCTAGAAGAAAATGTAGATGAAAAGTATTATTTAAGTGATAAGCAAATAAAAGATATTCAAAGTTGGAGTGCCTATGAAAAACCACTTGAAACAATAGGAAAAGAAATTTCAAAAACATTAACAACTAGAAGTGGCGATTATACAAGTGGTATGCAATTAGTTCAAGACAACATGAAAACAAAATTATGTAATGATTTAATACAACAAGGGAAAGTAAAAGAAAATGATGTCATAAGGCATAGTTATACAACTTCAAGAATGAATGGTGAAATGAAAGACTTAAAGCAAAACAATATATCCCCTACATTAGATACAAGGTGTGATTGTTTAGGTGTATGTGTTGGAACATATCAATATGCTAAATCAGATAATTTTATGCATGGAAAAGATAGATTACAACTAGGTAAAGAAACAAGTGATACATTACAAACAACACCAAAAGAAGGCATAGTTAATAGTGAATTAAGAATTAGAAAATTAACACCAAGGGAAGCTGGAAGATTGATGGGTGTTAAAGATGAAGATATAACAAAAATGTTAAAAAACCAAAGTGATGCAAGTGCATTTCACTGTTTTGGAGATAGTATTGTAATTGATGTTATTAAGGCAATAATAGGAGAAATGCTATGAGATATAATATATTAAGCACTAGCTCTAAAGGTAATTGTATTATTGTAAATAATTATTTAGCATTAGATATTGGCATTGCCTATAAAAAAGTACAAAAGCATTTAAAACACATTAAAATTATATTTGTGAGCCATTCACATTCTGACCACCTAAATAAAGCTTGCATTAGAAAAATAAGTTATGAATATCCGAACATTAAATTTTTATGTGCAGCATATCTTGTACCAAAGTTATTAGATTGCAATGTTAAAGAAAAAAATATATTAGTATTAGAAACTGGAAAATGGTATAGCATAGGAATATTTAATGCAAAACTAGATAGATTAGTACATGATGTAGACAATTGCTGCATACATATAGAGTTCAAAGATAAAACTAGATTGTTGTATGCAGTAGACACTGCTAATTTAGATAACATTGTGGCTAAAGATTATGATTACTATTTCTTGGAAAATAATTATGATGAAGAAGAAATAGAAACTAGAGAACAATTAGAAGAACTTAAAATTAGAATTAAAAATACTCATTTGAGTAAACAACAATGTGATAAGTTCTTAATGGAAAATATGGGTGACAATAGTGAATATATTTATTGCCATCAACACGTCGGTAAGGAGGAAGAAAATGAAAATTAATATTAACAATTACGATTTGGTAATAACAAGTAAAAATGGTGAAATTCACGTTTACGAAAATGGACACGAATTAAATGGAGGGCAATCAATTTTATTCAAAGCAAACTTGGGCGAATTGCCATATATGGAATTAAAACAATATATAACCGATAAAAATGGAAATTTTCATTTTACAGGGGGATTTGAAAAAGAAAAGGAGAAAGAAAATGTTTAATAGAAAGAAAATTAAAATATTAAAAGAAAATTTAAAAACAGTTAATGACCAAAGATTACAATTAAGAAACGAAAACATTATTTATCAAAAAGAATTGCTTTTGTTGAGAGATTTAGTTAAAGAAAATAATGAAATGTTAAAGAAATTAACGAGTAAACCTAAAAGAGTTAAAAAGGAAGTGAAAAAAAGTGAACAATAAATATATTGCAAGTGACGGAACAACTTATGATATTACAACTTTAAACATAGAAAGATTGATAAACTCTTTAGCAAAACATTACAGAGATATTTATAATTCAAATAATGTTAAAGAATATGAAAATCATATTGACCAAATAAATATAATTGAAGGAGAACTTTTGAGAAGAAATCAAGAGTTTTACGATAAAAAGATAGGAGGTGGATTATGGATTTAAATTTAATTATTAAAACTTGTTGGACTATCATTGTTGTAATACTAACATTAATATTTATTGGTGCATTTGTTGAAACAATTATTAAAAAAATACAAGAACCAAAAAGAAAAAAAGAAGCATTAAAAGTAATTGATAAAGCAACAGAAGATTTTATTAAATACTTACAAGAAGAACTAGATGATAAAAAACCAGCAAAGAAAACAGCAAAAACCAGCAAAAAACCAGCAAAAAAGAAAGAAGATAAATAATCTTCTTTTTTTGTACAACATTGTTCGTTATTGTATTGACAAGTTAATAATATTGTGTTAATATGTAAACATGAGGTGGAAAGATGAAAGATATGGTTAAGTTTGAAACATTAGATTTATTATCTAATGAAAACAAGATTGTGAGTGAATATTTACAATTTATTGATGTTGTTGATACTTCAATAGAAACTTATAAGAAAGGATTGAAAGCATTTTTCTTGTATTTAAGAGAAAATAATATTAATAGACCTACAAGACAAGATGTAATTGATTTTAGAGAAGAATTAAAAAGAGATGGACACTCTTTATCAACAGTTAATACTTATTTAGTTAGCATTAGGAATTTCTTTAAATGGACAAATTACAAAGAATTATATACTGATATTACACTTAATGTAAAGAGTGTAACTGTATCAAGAGAACATAAAAGAGAAGCATTAACTGATGAACAAATCAATTTAGTGTTGTCTAAAGCAAAAAACAAAAAAGAAAAAGCAATTTTCTTATTAGGTTTATGTTGTGGTTTAAGAGCAAATGAAATATGTAATGTTCGAATTAGTGATTTTGTAAGTAAGGGTGGTAAAATACTTTTATATGTTTTAGGTAAAGCAAGAGATGGAAAAGTTGATTATGTTGTTGTAGATAAAAAATTATATGATTTTTTAAAACAATATGTTGAAGAGTATAACATAATTGATTATCTTATTACTTCTGATTATAAAAATGATGGTTCTAAAGTAACTAACAAAACTATTAGATACATTGTTAAAGAAATGTTTAGAAGAGTAGGAATAGATGACAAGAAATATTCAATGCACTCTTGTAGGCACTCTTTTGCAACGATGGCAATTAAAAATGGTGCTGATATAAGAGAAGTACAACAAGCACTTCGCCATAGGTCATTAGAAACAAGTATGATATATCTTCACGACCTAGAGGCAAGAAATAATCCTTGTGGTAATATTGTAAGCAATTTGATTTTAGGAGGTTAAAATGCAAGAAATTTGGAAAGATGTTGTTGGATATGAAGGTTTATATCAAGTTAGTAATTTAGGAAAAGTATATAGTCTTATATCAAATAAAATAATAGCATTTAGTAAAAAGCCAAAAGGATATTTGATAGTTCATTTATATAAAAATGGCGTTGACAAAAGCAAACATATTCATAGATTAGTAGCCGAAGCATTTATTCCTAATCCAAACAATTATCCAGAAGTTAATCATTTAGACGGAATTAAAACTAATAATTGTATTGACAATCTTGAGTGGTGTACAAAAAAACAAAATATGGAACACGCTTCAAAAAACAATCTTGTTTCAAGATTATATGGTGCTGATAATTATCGCAGCAAAAAAGTTATACAATTAGATTTAATGTATAATCCAATTAAAATTTGGGAAAGTACAGGCGAAATAATGAGAGCTTTAAATATACCTAAACAACACATTTC